AATGAAATGCTCAGGAAAATGGGACGGAGCAGGAGACCGTAAAAAGAAACCGGGGACTCCGGACACCATATAATCATGGAGGCTATAACATTTCGCATTATTAATCAGGTTGAATGGAGGAAACGATAATGTCAGAAACAGTAATGGAAAGAGACAATCAGCTGGTTATGATTCCGATCGGCCAGCTGCATCCGCATCCGGATAATCCGAGAAAGGATCTGGGCGACCTGTCGGAACTGACGGAATCGATCCGGAAGCAGGGAGTTATGCAGAACCTTACGGTAGTACCGGGGCATTGGCTGACGGATGAAGAGTGGAAAGAACTTGCAGATAAATACAACAAGAAACCGGACGAAGATATCCGAAGACAGATGAATTCGAAAAAGAGACCGGACGGATATACGGTGGTGATCGGCCATCGGAGAATGGCAGCAGCGCAGGCAGCAGGACTTGCAGAACTGCCCTGTGTGATCCGTGATCTGGATAACAGGAAACAGTTTGAGATCATGATGGAAGAGAACATGCAGCGCCAGGATCTGACGATCCCGGAACAGGCATACGGCTTTCAGCTCATGTTTAACTGGGGATATTCCGTTAAAGACATCGCAGAGAAAACCGGCTTTTCCGAAACGACGGTGAATCACCGGCTGCAGATTGCGAAGCTGGATAAAAGGATCCTGAAGAAAAGGCAGCAGGACAGCGAAGACGGGACTCATCTGCAGCTGAGTATTTCAGATTTGTATGAGTTGGAAAAAGTACAGGACATAGAAAAGCGGAACGAGATTCTGCAAAATGCCAGGAACAGCCAGAACCTGAGATATCTGGTCAGAACAGAAATAGAGGAAGAAAACAGGAAAAAGAATAAAGAGATATACATCCGGATGCTGGAAGAGATCGGGATCCGGAAGGGAACAGACCAGGAAGTGAAAAACCGGTATTCGAACAAATACGAATATGTCACAGATATCAAGCTGGACGAAAAACCGGGAAAGAGCCTGAATATAAAGCTGAAAAAAGGATTGGAACATTGGTATAAAGAGCCGCAATATAATTCGGAGCGATATATCGACATATACAGGGAACGGCCGAAGAACATCCAACCTTCGGCCGAAGAAATAAAAAGAGATGAAAATGAAGCTGACAGGAAAAAGCTTATGAAAATTAAGCAGTCCGTTGACCGTGACCGGAAGGAGTTTATCAGAGGCATCATAAATGGGGAATATGAGGGGCCGAAAAAGACAGATGCGGTATTGGAAGCGATGGAGCAGCTGGTCGAGATTGCGGCAGGACTGTATGTAAAAATGGATAATCAGATCATCGGAGAGTGGATCGCCGGGAAGCAGAGATTCAGGTGGACGGATGAGGATAAGGAAAAAGTAGATCTAACAGGTGCAAATCTTACAGCCCTGGAAAAGCTGTTGATCCTGATCGACTACAGGGCAGATGAAGTAGAACTGATGAAATATGAACTGATATATGGAGCCTGGACAGATCCGAAAGCACTGAATGCATTCCATGAGGTTCTGGAGCTATGGGGATTCTCAGTCACGGATCCGGAGCAGATAAAAGTGCTGGATGGGACACATGAACTTTATAGAAAAAAGAAGGAAAAGCAATGAAAGAAGGCATGGCAATATCGATCAGTTCCGAAGGGTTTACGGATCTCAGGTGGAAGCTGGACAATGTGATGGCAGCAGTCCTGAAGGAAATGAAGATCCGGGACGCTGACCAGGCATCGATCACAGTAAAGATCGACATTAAGCTGACAGATACAGAAACAGTTGACTCCAGAACCGGGGAGAGGCTGCATGTCAAGAACCCGACGATCGGATACAAGGTAAATCACAAACTGGAATACAAGAGTGAATCCGGAGAAGAGGGAACGATACAGCAGGCCGACAGCTTCCTGGACTGCGTGGACGGCCAGTGGCTGATCAGGCCGGTCGAGGATGGCCAGATGACGATCAGCGATTATGTAGAAAATAAAAAGAGCAAATCAAAGAAGTAACCAGAGCGGGAAAATGAAACGGGTAAAAAGACGGACATTCTACGGATGCATATGTGAGCAGGAAGTCTATAGCATTAAAGACCATACCGATCACAGGACAGCAGAGCCGACAGAACCGAGATTCAAAAGTGAAGAAGAAAGGGAGCATCACAGGACAGAAATCTCCAGGCGAAGGCATTCAAGATTGTTTAATGCCAATTTTTCCCATGATTCACTTTATTCTACGCTTACACTCGATACAGAAAACGAAGTACACGAATATGAGGAAATGAAGCGGCTCAGAGATAACTATATCCGGAGGCTGAGAAGAAGGCATCCGGATGCAGTTATCTTTGCCTATATAGGAAGAGGAAAAAACACACACAGGTTCCATATGCATATGGTTTCAAACGGGATACCGGAAGAGGATATACGGAATCTATGGAAATATGGAAAGAACTTCCGCATCGAGCATTTACGGGAACATAACATATATGACGGCGTGGATCATGGAGAGGATTTCACTGCCCTGGCAAATTATCTGTTTGACCATTGGCAGCAGGAGTATGGAGGGCATAGATGGTTCAACACCAGGAATGCCATCCGCCCGGATCCGGAAAGGCCGACACTGGTGATCAGAAATTATACGGAGGATCATCCGCCGGTTGCACCGAGAGGCTACATCCTGGTGGAGACGGAATCAACACGGTATGGATATCTGAGGTTCCTGTATGTAAAGAAACCGGGGTCGAGGCGGCGGATCAGAAAAGAACCGATCTTATAAATATATAGAAGAAACACAAACGGCAGCAGCTCTGAGGGAGCTGCAAAGAGCCTCGTAAATGTGTAACGTTTTGTAACCTGGAGGGAAGGAAGGGCAACGAAATGACAGTAAGGGAATATCTGAATCAGGTCAGGAGGATTGACCATGAGATAGATGTTAAACAGGAGACCCTGGACCGCCTACGGGCCATGGCGGAGAACTGTTCGGCTCATGAGATCACAGGGATGCCAAAGACAGCATCCGGGCGAGACAAGATATCCGAGATCATCGTGAAGATCGTAGACCTGCAGAATGAGATCAATATCCGGATCGATCAGCTTATCAATCTCAGGAGAGAGATCATCAGGCAGATAGAAGGTCTGCCGAATCCGCTCCACAGGACAATCCTGTGGAGCAGGTATATCCTGAACAGGCCATGGGAGAAGATCTCTGAAAAGATGGGATACTCCATACAGAACTGCTATAAAGTACACAGAAAAGCCGTGGCAGCATTTGGACAGATGTACAGGAATGATATGATGCACATGGGTAAAAATAAAAGAGTAGAGTAAAATATACGTGGATATGTGATAATATGCTAGTAAGGAACCATGGGAAAACCCATAAGAATCCTCCATAAGACAATTGATAAGACAGGGCAGCACCTTCAGATGAGGGTGCTGTTCTGTTTTGTAAGAAAGGATGAAAACATGGCCACGAAAAAGAAAGCGACTCCAGAGAAAGAAATAAAGACGGCAACGGTATTCGGCGGAGCACTGAACATTCGTCAGGAACCGGATACTACCTCTGCCGTGTTGGGGACTTTGGAAGACGGGAGCCAGATCACGATTCTGGAAGATCTGGGTGAATGGCTCAGGATCAATGCAGGGTATGTAATGGCGAAATGGGTAAAACAGGATGCCTGAACGGATTGACAGGGTGGGTGAAAATAGGACCGCCCTTGCTAAAAATAAACGGATCATACTGCGGACACAAAATATATGCGGCATCTGCGGAATGCCGGTGGACAAGTCATTGAAGTCCCCGGATCCGATGAGCCCGACGGTAGATCATATCATTCCGATTGCCAAAGGAGGGCACCCGTCAGACCTGGAGAATCTTCAGTTGGCCCATCGATGGTGTAACCGGCAGAAAAGCGACCGGCTGTTCTTACCCGGTCATGAAATGAACCGGAGGCAGATTGATAAAACCGCATCCGCTAAAGAGCCGGTATCCGGAAAAGCCCCGGCTTTAAAAAAGCCCCGGGTTATAAAAAACCACCCGGATCCAACCAGGGAATCAGAAACCAACAGAGCAGGATCTGGCAGAGAAGAAATTGATAATAATGATCTGCCGCTTCATGCGGACTGGGGATCCTATACATGGTGATGGGTCGTGAAGGCAATTTTCCTGTGAAAAACTGAAAAGAAAACAGAAATGAAAAGAACAAAAAGAAAATCAATCTGAAAAGCATAGGAAAGACGGCGAGATCATTATGAGGCATGAACCGAAAAATAGCTGTCTCCCTTGACAGGGGGGATACCTCCCCGGGAGGGGGGCCGGCGCCAATCCCGCCCTCTTACTGGGCGGATTTCTGCGCAGGAAAAATCTGTTAAAGGGGGTTTAAGGGATTTTTTCCATTAGCGCGCGCACGCGAGAAAAGCGTGTCACAATTTGACGTAGACTGCACGGAAAGCAGGTGGAACATGAAAAAAAGACGGTGGAAAACAAGGATCAAAAAACTCTGTATGGAGATCGGCACTTACAAAAAGTCCTTCGATGATCTGATCGATATGGCAGCAGCTTACGCAGAACAGAGGGATAACGTAGGTGAGTCGCTCCTGGAAGAGGAGCTGATCATAGAGCAGACGAACAAAGGCGGTTTTACGAACAAAGTTAAAAATCCGGCATATGTTATCTGGGATGATCTGAACAAAACACTGCTGATGTGCTGGAGGGAGCTCGGGCTGACACCTGCACAGTTAAAAAAGATCAACGAGGATACATTTATCCGCGACAAGGAAGAAAAGAACGGAAATAATCTGATAGAGCTACTGCGGAAAAAGCAGCAGGCAGAAAAAGGAATTGACGATGGCTGAAGAACTGAAGGGAATCGAATACCTGAGAACTAAATTGAGCGCAAAGCAGCAGAGAGTGCAGCTCCGATACCTGCATTACGAAATGAAGCATAGGGTTAAAGACCTGGAAGTGTCTACACCGCCAGAATTGAAGTGGCTGACGGAGGTTCTGGGATGGTGTGCAAAGGCTGTTGACAGCCTGGCGGACAGGATCCTGTTTCGGGAGTTTCGGGATGACAATCTGGGAATGAACGAGATATACCAGATGAACAATATCGATATACTTCCGGACAGTGCAGTACTCTCAGCGCTGATCTCATCCTGCGCTTTTATTTATATTTCTCCGGATGATAACGGATTTCCGAGATTACAGGTGATTGACGGTGGAAATGCTACTGGAGTAATCGATCCAATCACTGGACTCCTAAAGGAAGGATATGCGGTCCTGAAGAGAGATTCCTGTACTGATCAGCCGGTTATGGAGGCTTATATGACACCGGATAGGACCGATATATATATTAATGGCAAACCGAAATCCTATAAGAATCCGGCAGGCATACCGCTTTTAGTCCCGATCGTATTCCGGCCAGATGCAAAAAGGCCATTCGGACACAGCAGGATCAGCAGGGCCTGTATGGCGCTCGTGGACGGAGCAGTAAGGACTATTAAAAGATCAGAGATCACAGCGGAGTTCTACTCCTTCCCGCAGAAATGGGTAACAGGGCTTAGTCAGGATGCAGAACACATTGACCAGTTAAGGATGTTCGCATCAGCATTTGCCGGTGAAACGGGCCTGACGCTGGACGATCTGGGATTTCCAAGTAACAATCCTTCTTCTGCTGATGCGATAAGGAGTACACATGAAAACCTCCGTTTGGTTGCAAGAAAAGCACAGCGGACATTTGGATCCGGGTTTCTGAATGCCGGATATGTAGCAGCCTGTTTAAGAGATGAATATCATTACAAAAGGGAAGTCGCATATATGACCAGGCCGATCTTTGAACCGATATTTGAGCCTGACGCAACAATGCTCGCCGGGATTGGAGACGCGGTCGGCAAGATCAACCAGGCAGTACCGGATTATATGACAAATGAAAAACTACGAGATTTGACAGGAATCTGATATGGCAGCAGACATTGTTCCGGAACTGTATAAGAAGATACAGTCGGAATTTGAAAAGAATATCAATGGCAGCAGAAAAATCAAAAACTTCCGGAGCAAAGGCAATAAAGCCAGTGCAAAGGATGTTTCTTTATATGCTGCGGAAGTGGGAAAATGTGCGGCGGATACATTATCTGCCTGTCTGACAGAAGAGAAACTGCCGGGTGGAAAGCTGTACTGGAATATCGCCCAGAGAACGATCATTCCGCTCTTAGAAGAGACGTATGACATGATCATGGCAGCAGCTGAATCTGTTCAGAGAGAAGAAGATGAGAAAAAAGGGATCCAGTTAAATCCTATATGGCCGGAGTTCCCTATGGAACGTATCAAAGACCTGATCAACAAACTGATCGAATACCAGGAGGAAGCAGATGAGTAAATATGAGAATCTCCTGGAATCCGGGGTACAGAATGTAGTTCAATCATTTTATGATAATTTCCTGAAAAGCAATGCGGAATTCCGGAATAAAGCCGGATTCAGGATGACCGTGATCCGGGAGAGCATCGGTGTATGCTGTGCCTGG